TTAGCCAACCAATATAACCTTCCAGATGAACCAAAATCTGTTCAAATTGGAGTAAGATTTGAAGCACCACAACACCACTTTCAAAAACTAATTGATATATCATATGATTTTAAACTATATAGAAAATTTGAAGATAAAGGTGTATCACTTCGCTCATTTTGTACTAACAATAATGCGGCTTATGTGGCCCTAGAAGAAACATATGGTGATTATAGTTACAATGGCCACGCCAAAAAAGGTGAAGATTACCGTAACAACATGACTAATTTTGGCATTTTGATGGAAATTCAAGGTATTGACGACCCATTTGAATGGTCTCGTAATTTAGTTTCTAAAGTAAATAAAATTGATATTGTAGTGGGAGAAGGGGCAAAAGGAGGACAACGTGCTCAAGGTAGGTACCAAGCTAAATACAAAGCAGGTTATTATTATACTCCTAATCCTTCTAAATATAAATCCTTAACCTCTGAAGGAGATTGGGTACGAGGACATTATGCAACCCAAAACGACTATAATAAAATCAAAGAAGCATTCCAGGGTTATTTCCAATATATTGAAGATTTTATTGAAGACCTAAAAAAAATATTCCCTACCCTACAAGATGACTGGGGAATCTACATCCCAGAAGTAAAATATCTTTCTCCCGAACCTCTTGTAAATTATGAGGATTTATCACTTACTACATATCCTAATGTTCATTTTGTTGGGGATGCCTTAAGTGCACGAGGTATTACGGTGAGTGGTGCTCAAGGAACATATGTTGCTGAAAATATTTTGAAACAATGAGTAATAATCAAAACGAATGGCCTAAGCCAAAAAAAATGAAAACACCTGACGGTACTATTGTCCATTATTGGGACGGAAAACTTCACAATTGGGATGGGCCTGCTCTCATACCTGAGGGTGACAAGCGCAAAAGAGAATATTATCTTTACGGTATGAAATATACTGAAGATGAATGGAAAGAAGTTAAGCGTAATCGAACAGGACTTCCTTGGTATAAAAATCCTTCAATGAGAGACTCAGCTAGAGATGCAGGATAATGGAAAATCTTATTATACTTTTAGAAAATTATAAAAAATCATATCTTGATGATTTGATTGCTTATGGTGAAGAAGATCAATATTCTTTATCTAAGGAAATTATTGAAGATTTTATTAAATATATAAAAGAAGATTAATGAAAATAGGGTTTTGTGGAACTATGAGTGTAGGAAAAACTACATTAGTTAATGCATTGAAAAATGTGCCTGAATTTAAGGACTACCATTTTGCTACTGAACGTAGTAAATATCTTAATTCATTAGGTATCCCCTTAAATACTGATTCTACACTTAAAGGTCAAAACATATTTTTGGCTGAACGATGTGCTGAATTGATGGTTGAAAACGTTCTAACAGATAGAACTATTATTGATGTAATAGCATTCACTAAACTCGCTAAATCTATCAGTTACATTGATGGTGATGCTTTTGAGGAATATGCTAAACGTTTTATTAGAGAATATGATTATATTTTTTATGTTTCTCCTGAAGGAGTTGAGATTGAAGATAATGGTGTAAGAGAAACAGATGAAAATTATAGGAATGAAATTGATTTGACAATTAAACAATTGTTGGCTAAGCATAAACCATGGCACCATGAGCTTAAGGGTTCTACTGAAGAACGTGTAAAATATATACTAAAAGTTTGTTTTGATATTTATTAATATATGAAAAATCAAATTGTAATAACAATTTTAATAACTAGTTTATTTTGGTTTTTAGGTTGTTATATGTACTGGGATTTGACTAAGGCGGAGTGTGTAGATTGTAATCAAGTAATAGAAGAAAACAATAAAAAATACCAAAACGAACTTGATTCTCTTCAATTAATAAAAGATAGTCTAAACCAAGAAGTAAGTATTGCTAATTCTAAAACAGATAGTCTTAAAGTATCGATTGCAATCCGAAACCGGGAATTAAACAAATTAAGAAAAAAATACAATGAAACAGTTGCTAACATTGACAGTATGTCTAATGACGAGCTTAGTGAGTTTTTCGCAAACCGTTATCACTGAGGATTCTCTGATTTGTCTTCCAAGAAAATATGTTGAATTAGCTGCTATTGAAGTAACATTATATGACCTTCTTAAAGAAGAAGTAGAATCTCTTAAACAAGATACTACCGAGCTTAATGAAATTATATTCTATAGAGATTATATTATTTCAAGAAGAGACGAAGAAATAAAAGCTTATCAATCTACAATAGATAATTGTAATGTATCTAGAGCTGGGTTAGAAGCACGAATTCAAACTCTCTCAACAGAGTTAAAAGAAACTCAAGGTAATCTAAAAACTTGCCGTAGATCAGTTGGGGTTTTATCATTATTTTCAATTGGTTTATCTATATTAGTAATCAAAAATGAGTGATTTAAAACAAATAATAAGGCAAGAATACCTAAAGTGTGCCCAAGACCCAGCACACTTTATGAAAAAGTATTGTATGATTCAACACCCTCAAAGGGGCAGAATTAGCTTTCACTTATATCCCTTCCAAGAAAAAGTTCTAAGATTATGGAGGGATAATCCTTATTCAATTGTTTTAAAATCTCGCCAACTTGGGATTTCTACCCTCTCTGCAGGATATTCTTTATGGTTAATGACTTTCCATAAAGATAAAAACGTGCTGTGTATTGCTACTAAACAGGAAACGGCTAAAAATATGGTTACCAAGGTTAAATTCATGTATGAAAATTTACCTTCGTGGCTTAAAGTAGATTATGCAGAAAATAATAAATTAACTCTTCGATTAGCTAATGGATCTCAAATCAAAGCTACATCTGCTTCTAGTGATGCCGGTAGATCTGAAGCCGTTTCTCTTTTGATTATCGATGAGGCGGCTTTTATTGAAAATATTGGTGAAATTTGGGCTTCGGCCCAACAAACCCTTGCAACTGGTGGGGGTTGTATAGCTTTATCTACTCCTTATGGAACTGGTAATTGGTTTCACCAAACTTGGGTTAGAGCTGAAGCTAATGAAAATGAATTTCTTCCTATTAAACTCCCTTGGAAAGTTCACCCCGAACGAGACCAATCTTGGAGAGATAGACAAGATGAACTTCTAGGAGACCCTAGAATGGCCGCCCAAGAATGTGATTGTGATTTTAGCACATCTGGGGATGTTGTATTCTATCCTGAATACTTAGAATTTATAGAAAAAACTACTATTAGAGAACCTCTTGAAAGAAGGGGAGTAGATCAAAATTTATGGATTTGGGAACCTGCCGATTATACTAGATCATACCTAATTTCAGCTGACGTAGCTAGGGGGGATGGAAAAGATTATTCAGCATTTCATATTTTTGATATAGAATCAGCAACTCAGGTTGGAGAATATAAGGGTCAAGTTTCTACTAAAGATTTTGGTCATATTTTAACAGCAGTTGCGACTGAATACAATAATGCTCTGTTGGTAATTGAAAATGCTAATGTAGGATGGAGTACAATTCAAACTGTAATTGAACGTAATTATCCTAATTTGTATTATTCTCCTAAATCTGATGCCATCAATATAGATTCTTATTTATCTAATTATGAAAATAATTCTAATATGGTAGCTGGATTTACTATGTCTACTCGAACTAGACCTATGGTAATAGGTAAATTTCAAGAGTATGTAGCTGATAAAGGTGTTACAGTTCAATCTAAACGACTACTAGAAGAAATGAAAACCTTTATTTGGAAATCGGGGCGAGCTGAAGCCCAACAAGGATATAATGATGATTTGATTATGAGTTTTGGAATGGGCCTTTATGTAAGAGACACAGCACTAAAATTTAGACAACAAGGATTAGATGTTACTCGAGCAGCTTTAGGTTCTTTCCACAAATCAACAACAGCTTATCAAGGAGCATATTTTTCTACGGGGCGAGATAATCCCTACCATATGGATAATGGTAAGGGCGAAACAGAAGACTTTAGTTGGGTTTTATAATATTTATGATATATTAATATATTACTATGGCGGATACAAGCATATTTACAAGATTAAAAAGATTATTCTCTACAGACGTATTAATCCGCAATGTAGGAGGGAGTCAATTAAAGGTATTAGACTTTAGTCAATACCAACAAACAGGCCAAATAGAAACTAATTCTATGATTGATAGATACAATAGATTGTATACTACCAATCAAATGCCTATTTATAACCCGGCTCTTAATTATCAAACTTTAAGAACCCAACTTTATTCGGATTATGAAGCAATGGATACTGATGCCATCATTGCTTCTGCTCTTGATATATTAGCTGATGAATCTACCCTTAAAAATACAATGGGTGAGGTTCTTCAAATTAAGTCGTCTGACGAACATTTGCAAAAAATTCTATATAATTTGTTTTATGACGTTCTAAATATAGAATTTAATATGTGGATGTGGACTCGCCAAATGTGCAAATATGGCGACTTTTTCCTTAAATTAGAAATAGCTGAAAAGTTTGGTGTTTATAATGTAATCCCTTACACAGCATATAATGTTATTAGAGAAGAAAAAATTAGTGATTCTAATAACCATCAAGTAGAAGTAAAATTCAGATTTGACCCTGACGGATTAAGCGGTGGGGGAGGTGAGTATGGAGGTTATTTTGGGGGACTTCAAACTATTAGATCTAAAACTACAAATGATAGAGCTATTTATTTTGATAATTATGAAATCGCCCATTTTAGACTCCTTTCAGATGTGAATTATCTACCTTATGGTAGAAGCTACATTGAACCTGCTCGTAAGTTATTTAAACAATATACACTTATGGAGGATGCTATGTTGGTTCATAGAATTGTTCGTGCTCCCGAAAAGCGCATTTTCTATATAAATGTTGGAGCTATTCCTCCGGCTGAAATAGAAAATTTTATGCAGAAAACTATTTCAAAGATGAAACGTACTCCATATATTGATCAAAATACTGGGGATTATAATTTGAAATATAATATGCAAAACCTCTTAGAAGATTTTTATATTCCCATAAGAGGAAATGACGTTTCTACCAAAATAGAAACCACTCCTGGCATGCAATATGATGGAATTACAGACGTTACTTATCTAAGAGATAAACTATTCGCTGCTCTAAAAATCCCTAAAGCATTTTTAGGTTATGACGAAAACACTGATGGTAAAGCTACCTTAGCTGCTGAAGATATTAGATTTGCCCGTACCATAGAAAGAATTCAACGTATTTTAGTTTCTGAACTTTATAAAATAGCAGTTGTTCACCTTTATACCCAAGGTTATGATGGTGATGATTTAGTTAATTTTGAACTTTCATTAACCACTCCTTCTATAATATATGACCAAGAAAGAGTAGCCCTGATGAAGGAAAAAATGGACTTAGCAGCCCAAATGATGGAAACCAAATTATTCCCATCAGATTTTATTTATGATCACCTCTTCCATTTAAGTGAAGACGAATACTCCGAATTTAGAGATTTGGTAAGAGAAGATGCTAAACGAATCTTCCGCAACAATCAGATTGAATCAGAAGGAAATGACCCACTAGAAACAGGACAATCTTATGGTACTCCCCATGATCTTGCTTCATTATATGGTAAGGGACGGTACTATGACGACCCAGATAATGTCCCTGCAGGATACGATGAAAAGAAATTAGGTCGCCCTGAAGAAAAGGTTTCTAATATAAACACCCAAGATAATGCCTTTGGTAAGGATAGACTAGGAGTTAATAGAATGAAGGGTACTGATAAAAATGAATCGGATTCAATCCGACCTTCATATAAAGGAGGTTCTCCATTAGCTTTAGAAGCTAAATCAACTTATTTTCAAAATAAGGATATGTTAAGCAAAATTCCCGTTAACCGTAAAAGATTAGTATTTGAACAAGACGAGTCTTTGCTTGATGAAGGTAAGTTGAAGGAGTGAAAATTTTTATATATTTATAAAAAAGCCTATCGATGAAAATCAAACATTCTAAGTATAAAAACACAGGCCTTTTATTCGAGCTTTTAGTAAGGCAGATAACTGCTGATACTCTTAATGGGAGTAATTCTCCTTCTTTAAATATTCTTAAAAAATCATTTGCTAAAACTGAATTAGGTAAAGAATATAAACTTTATGAAAGTCTTTTTAAAACTAAAAATTTAAGTGAAGGTAAAGCCGAAGTAACCCTAAATACTATATTAGAAGCTACTCGTAAATTAAATAGAGCTACTTTAAGAAGAGAAAAATATAATCTTATTAACGAAATAAGTAAACATTACGATCTTACTGAATTTTTTAAGCACCAAGTTCCTAATTATAAAGGATACGCTGCTTTTTATAAACTCATAGAAATATACAACTCAGATAAACTTTCAGAAACTGAGGAGATAATTACTAATAAGATTACTATATTAGAATGTTTAACTGAAAACCCTGTAGATGAAAAAAGGGTTAAACAAGATTTGGTAGAAGAATTTTCTAAATATGATAAAGATTTAAGAATTCTTACTTATAAGGTGATGCTCGAAAAATTTAATGGAAAATATGCCAATTTAAATTCGGGCCAAAAAGAAGTTCTTAAAGAATTTATCAATTCTATAGATAATACTCCTAAATTAAAGGAAATATATAATACT